TTAAAAATAACGTTGTGTTGTTCCTCAACAGGAATCTCCTCAACGATACTAACTGGCTTTGGGGTAGCTTTCTTCTTCGTAGGCTTTTGCACCGATGCGTTTGTTTTCAATTTCTTCCGCTTTGGCGATTGCCTTTTTCGCATATTCTGCCCATCTGCGTAGGCTTCCAACTTTGTTTTTTCTTCTTCGCTCATTGTCCAACCGTTTCTTAAGTCCTACGTGGGATATAGATCTACCTGTATTTCTAGATAACCAATTAGCTACCTCACGATATGAATATTGCTTTAGATATCTTTTTGCCTCTTCAAGCATATCCAGTTCATTTTCAATAGGCTGAAGTATATCGGGGTCATCCTTATCTAGTTCATATCCGAATGGTATTGTTCTTGAGATACGTGGAATAGCAATCCATTCGTTGTCTTCTTTTATGTCGGTTGGTTGGGGTAACTTCCACTTTTGTAGAGGTTTAGTCATCGTCATCCATTTGTTTAGGTGGCATAAGCATTACACCACCCTTTGCTTCTACTTGCATCTTTTCTGTTTTTACTAGACCTGTACGATCAAGTAGTTCTTTGGCAGCTTGCATCTTGTCACGAATACCTAGCTCTGTAGGATCGTACAATGCACCCACCATAGACATTGCAGCTTTAGGTGCATTACGTGCCATATAGGTCTGCGTTGCGTCTAGTATTTCTTCTTTAAGTGACTTCACTACTTCAGCAGATGATGTAGCGTCAGAGTATCCTGCAAGTTTCTTTGCAGTCACAATGTCTCCACCTGCCTCGTCAAACAGTACAGCCAATAGCTTCTGTTGTTTTTCTGTTAGTGCTCGTGTCATAGTTTTTGTCTTCCAAATAATAATAGTACAAAGTTAAGCATACCTCTACCCATCTCTGTAGGTGTTGGTAATAACCATCCTAGTAATAATAGGATCATTACCCAAGGTGGTATGTTTTGAATATTGAGTTTTTCAACCATACCTGTCTCTATTTCTTTTGTAACTATGTCTCTTCCTGCAGATGTAGTCTCTTCAATACTTACAGCAGACTGTCTATTCTCTGCACCTATCTGTGCATTACTATTGACTGTTGGCCCACTGGAGCCACCAAAGGGTAACAAAGACATAATACCACACCCAGAAAGCAATAAACAAAGTAGTAGCCATCTCATTATGGACTCATGTAGTTTAAAGTATTTTCTATTATAGCCATACGTTGCTGTAGTTCTATAATAGAAGTCATATGTTTAGCCATACTGTTAGCTTCTTCCCAGAGAAATTCTGTTTCTTCCCATAGCTCTTCTATCTCATCTAATGCTTGTTTAACATCTCTTTTAAGATTTACTTTATCCTCGATAGCCATACGAGAACCTAGCTGAGATACTGTTTCTTCTAGAGAGGTTATAGTAGCTGCTTGTTGAGATACCCACCAAACACCACCTGCTAACTGTATAGCCATTGCAGCTACAAGAGCTACTGGTAGTTTTAAGTTTTCCATGTTATTATTTCCACTCTCTATCAGCTTTGTTAAAACAGTCAAACTGCAGACCTAAGTATTCATTCTCTTCATACTTTTCCCAGTTTGCATTTTGGGCAATTACTTCACACTGTTGTTTAGTAAATAATTCCTGCATAATATACTGATTACCTGTGTAGACCCACTCTTCACCAGTGTTGCCCCACATGCTTATAACCAATATAAACTCTTTCATTACATTAATTCAAAGTGGGGTGCATCAATAAAAGGTCTGCGACCTTGTGATCTACGTAAATCTACATATGCCATCATAGCGTCCTCTGCTGTTCCTGAATATGATCTAATGTCTCCCTCAGACCATGCAGCACCCCACTTAACAGATGCTCCAGTTTCTTCTGCTGCTTGTTTAAAAGCGTCACAAATGTTATCATATAAATTTAATTCCCATGATACATCTGGTCCTACATAAGCTACAACATCTACAGCATGACTAAACCCATCGTCCTGTAATAAATGTTTACTAGCCATTGTTTGTGATCGACCTGCAGCTACATTAGCCTTTTGCTCATCTAAAGTTCTTACACCTTGTGTAACTCCAAAGTCTACGTCTGTAAGTTGAATAGCTCTTTCTACTACTCCAGTCATAGCAGGATGTACTCCCTCAAGTCTATCCATTGATCTTTGGCTTAATCTAAAACTCATCTCATATCCTTTTTCATTGCTACCTTATTGCCCATTGGTTTACCTGCCATATAAGCTGTAGCTCCCATATAAGCTGCTACCACACCAGTTTGTGCAATATAAAACAACCCAAGCAAATCTGCTAGGGCTGAAACTCTTGTGTCTGTCATTAATGGGGTAAATAAAATAACTGTAAATACAATCATCATTCCCATTGCTACCCATGCCATAAACTTTTGTGACTCAGCTTTTTCTTCACGTAGCTCAACCTCAAGCATACGTTCTTTCATAGCTACTTCTTCTGCTGTTATTTTACCGTCACCATCTACATCAAAATCTATCACCAACTATGATCTCCTGTAACGTCTGGAAGTTTTAGCCGCAGATTTAGGTTGTTTAGAAAACTGTTTACCTGCTGCCGTATCTTTTCTTTTCTTTGCACTACTGGCTGCGTATTGAGAGCTAGACATTCCTTTGATTGCTGCCTCTGGGAGATACCTTTCCCCTGTAGCTTTTGATCCTTGCGTAGAAGGTTTACCACTTTTAGTTCTCCATTTTTGTTTAGTCCAACGATCTAAACTTTTTTGTGATGCTGACTTAGCCATTAAATAACCACGCAAAAAATATTAATGCACCTATTCCTGAAGCTACTATTAAACCTGTAACTGTCCATGTAATTATAGCTTCCTGTATTTCTGCTTTACGATACTCTTGATCTTTCTTTTGTTTACGTATTCTACCTTCAGTAGCCACAAGCTCATCCCAAACAGATGGACCATAAGTAAAACTAATCCAGTCTTTTAGTTCTTGTCGCATAGCTTGTGCTTTCTTCTTAGCTGTAAATATCTCTAGGGCTTCTGCTTCAACAGAACCTCCCATAGCTTTCCACCAAGGGGGGTTTTTATTTTTCTGTTCTAAGTAGGATAGGTCGCTCATGCTACTAGCCCACTGATTTAATTGTCCACCCATTTCTTGAAGGTCTTTTCCAAATTGGAATCCCTTCTTAAGAGCGTTAAATGCTACAGTAGCTCCACCTATAATTGTAACTGGGTCCATTGTAGCCTCTAACTTTTATAACCGCCTCCTGCAGCTTTGTAAGCTTTAGCAAGCATCTGTGCCTTACGTGCAGACCATTGACCTGATCCACCACCTTTACTTCCTGACTTTATTCTATTAAAAATATTTTTACGCATAGTAGGTTTAGTATAGTTACCTGCTTTATTTACTGTGCTACCTTTAGATAGTTTAAGTGGTTTAGCTTTACGTGCTGTAGTAGTTCGCTTTTTTATAGCCATATCTTATCACTCTTTCTATATCATATATAGTTATAACATATTAAAGACAAAAATGCAACCCTGTTATGTTTTTCCTATAATCTTCTTGACAACTTTAGTTGTCCATGCTTCATTCTCAGGTGTATCAGGATTGTCAGCTATATAGTGACCTTTCTCATTACGAGCACGAATCATTTCTGTTTCTTCTACTTCAGCTTCTTTAACAAAATCTAAAATAGTAAAGATAGAAACAGAGTCATCTTTAGATACCCAATCACCATTAATATTTTCAGCAATTACTTTATTTTTATCTGATAATACTTTAGTGCCTTTAAGTTTCATATTAATCTTTCCCATGTTAATACAACCCCACTATGTTTTAGCAGGGTTGTTATTTTTATGAAAGTACTACTTTAATAGTTACGTTATCACTGGTTGCTGCTAAGATATTCATTATAACAGTATCACCAATAGCGTCAGGTATTGCAAGAGTGTAATTACCTGCTTCTAATTCTAGATCGTTAGCACCACAGTTTGCTTCTGCAGTGCCAAAGTTAATTAGAAACTCTTGGTCAGCGTGAAGATGTACAACTTTAAAACCAGTACAGGTAAAATGTTTTGTGTTAGCTGCTGTATTATCTACGGTTTGTTTTGTTTGTACACTCCATTGTAACGTATTAGGTTGGAATGTGCCTACGGAAGTTGACATTTATTATCTCCCTTAATATACTGAGTATTCTAGCTCAACAGTAAATCGTCCTGCAGTAGCGTCAGCATTTAACGTAGTAGTAGCAAATGCGTACAAGTTTTTACTTGCTATAGCAGCAGTAATATTAGGTACAAATATGTGGTAGTTACCTGCTGTATTATTAAAGTTTACATCAACCTCAGTGATTGACTGTGTAGCACTTAACTGTTCGTTAAATGATGTTACTCCTGCACCCACAATCTCTGTTCCTGAAGAAACAGCAGAGTTAGTAGCTGTACCTGAAGTAGCACTAAGAGATAGACCGCCTACAAGTGTTTCACCTGCAGCAGTTGTAATACCTATTAAAGCTCTGTGAATAAAAAACTTAGATGGTGTTACAATGCTTGAGGGTGAAGATGTATCTAGAGCACCTAGCTCTACTAAAACGTCACCGTCAGCATAAGCTGTGCTTGTATCTGTACCTGCAAGGCTTCCTACAAATGTTTGGATCTTACGTGTTCCAAACGAGTGTACAAGACCAGTGCCTGTAATTCCAGTACCAAAAGTTACGTTATCTTCGTACTCTTCAATACCTTTCGTAAAAGTAGTTGTTGTCATTTTATATATCCTTTAGATTAATGTGGGTTGACCACTTATAGTTATTTATTATTTTTTAGATTTCTTAGCTGCTCCACCTTTAGCGTAGCCTTTTTTCTTCATGCCACCACGTGCCATACCTTTTTTCTTAGTCATGCCACCTTTTTTCATAAAGCCCATTTTATTGCGTACACCTTTAGGTAAAGATGCTGCACCTTTATTTGGCGCAGGTTTTAAACCACCACGTGCCATGCCTTTCTTTTTCATACCACCACGTGCCATGCCTTTCTTTTTCATACCACCACGTGCCATACCTTTTTTCTTTTTAGGTGTACCACCTTTTTTCATTGGTGTTCTACCGCCCCTTGTAGGTGGACCTATGTCTTTAGGTGGATAAAACATTTTACCTGCTATCTTAATAGGACGCCTATATTTTTTAGCTAAGTTCATTAATGCTCTATTTTGCCCTGCCTCAGTATTAGTAGTACGCATTATTCTTTTTCTTTCAGAGTCAAATGTAGTTGGTTCAGGTTTATTTGGCGATACTTTTGCCCCTTCCTGTTTTCTTAACATTTTAATCTCATTCATAATTTTATCTTTTTGTTTTAATAGTCTTGCTAATTTAGCAGCATTTGTGGATAGTGACATTTTTATTTCTCCTGATATAAGTTATTAAATATTCTATCTGTATCCCATACATAGTCTACATCTTCTTTAGAGTTAAATATATTTTGATTTGGTCTAAAGTCTGGAGCACCTTGTCCAGTTTCAAACCAAGCAGGGTGAGTTACTCTCACTCTATTATTGGGTAACGCAACCATGTTACCTGTATACTCACCTGCATCTAATAACTCTAACACGTGTGACTGTTTGTGCTGTGCAGGGTCATCTGCTACTTCACTTTCAGTATAATCTACAGTAAAGTAATACTTTGCAGGATAAAACTCTCCATCTACTTTAGCTATCCAAGGGGCAGGACTTGCACGTTCCAGTTTATATACTGAGTGTGTATGAGACATACAATCCCAAGGCTGTGCTAAATATGGTGGTAGTTCTGTGGGCCATTCCTCTAGGGGGGTATCTGCCACAAGTGCCGTAAGAGGCATCCTAGCCCACATTGCACCACCATGTACATTAGGGCTGTCATCTTCATCGTCTGATTCACATCCAGTAAAGATAACCTGAAAACTTAGTGTTCTGTTTGGCATAGAGGTTACTGCTATCACCATACAGTGCAGGAACTCACCGTGATACTCCTGCATATTCTTTGTGTATTCTCTTCTAACCCATGCTTTAAAGTAGGGTATATTACTTTGTAGATACGCCATTCTTTTTATGTTTCCTTCGCAAGTCTGCTTTAGTTTGTTTAAAGACATTTGCTATTGCTGTCTTTCCCATAACTTTAGCACGTTGTTCACCAACTGTCAAGATCTGAATCTTTCTTGCGTAAGGTTTATTTACTTTTTTTACTTTAGCTACTGTAGCTTTGGCATCAGCCATCGTAGCAAACTTAATTGATACCGTATCTTTTGGATTCTCATCCGTGTATAGTCTGCGTCCAGACCCTTTAGGTTTTTTACCTGTTCCTACTTTTGGGTCTTTTTGCTTTGCCATTACCAACTATACCTTTTAAAGTCTTTGCTTGACCTGCATGTAACTTAGAGGCTTTATTCAAACCTTTAATTACTTTCTTTACTTTGGTCTTACCTTGTTTTGTTAAAGCCATATTATTATGCCTTACAGTTACATTCTGCACCACATTTAATGTTTAATAATGCACATACAATTCTTTTAAGGTATCTCCATATCCATTTAACTATTTTCATAATGAAACTCCCATGTTTATTTTTTTACAATCTGGTATTGCTAGATAACCTTGTTCTTCAAAGTATCTAGTTACTAGTAATGCTTCTTGAGCACATGCTTCCTCTGTAGGAAATGTTGCATCTGTCTTAGCCATAACCTCGCAAGATAATGCGGAAGGTCCAGTACAGAGGAGCATAAATGCTATCCACATTAGAAGCTAACCGTAGCCCCTACCGTTACGTCACCAAACTCTAAGTCTGAGTCTGTAGATACCTCAGTGTACAAACTAATATTTGTACTGGGTAAAGTGTAGTCTGCTGTAAAGTCTAGCCCTTGGAATATATCTCCTTCGTCTAGCTCTAACATATCAATATCTGTAGCTACACTTAAACCTATACCTAATGCAGTTATTCCTGCAGACGGTGTAAGTTCCCATACCCAGTCTTCTACTCCTGTTGTATAATTAATATCGGTTGACGCTCCTATCGACAGGGTTTGCCCTGCAACAGAAAAATCTTTAGATGCTGCTTTAGTTGCAGCTACCGCAAGAAAACCCATAGCTGCCGCTATGGTAATAGCCATTGTTGTTGTTTTCATTTTATTTTATCCTTATTTCTTTTTCGTAGCCGTGCCGCCACGTTTCATTTTTTTAACTGCGCCACCTTTTCTAAAGTAACCCATTTCGTCCATTTCTTTAAATAAACGTAGCCCATCTTTTTTACCATGTTCTTTTTGAAGTTTTATCAAGAAGTCTTTTTTATAGTCTAACATCGCTTTTTGTATTTTTGTACCTTCATTAGAACCACCTTTACCAAACTTTTTAACTGCACCGCCACGTTTAGCTTTCATTGGCTTTTTATCTTTTAATGCAGGTTTAGTTGCTTTTGTTTTCATTGCCATTGTTGTTTTATCCTTTATCTAAATAGACCGCCTTTGCGCATGTCTCTATGTCCTGTTTTCATTAGACCACCACGTTTAAAACCTGAATTATTACTTGCTCTTTTTGCTTCTTTTTGTTTAAGTGTCAATGTTCTTTTTTCTGGATCATTACGAGCACTACGAGCTTGTGCTCTTCTTGTTTCTTGAGCTTTTCTTGCTGCTTGTGATCCTACAGATTTTCTACCCTGTAACTGATTATATAATTTTTCCATCTCTCTTCCTGCTTTACGCATAGCAGGTGTAGATTCAGGTCCACGCATCCTACGTATAAAAGCTTTAATATCTTTTACTAATTGTTTTTTAGCTTCAATACGATCTCGTGCATCAAAGTCACGCATAGCCATTCTAACTTGATTAGGAGTAGGATTACCTAGTATTTCACCGTCAGTCTTAATACCGTTTGTAGTATTACCAATGTATACATCTTTCGTTGAAATTTTTTCTCTAGAAATTTTCATAGAAGCAGGATCAAAAGGATCAGCATCTCTAGCTGCCTCTCCACGTGCCTTTTTACGTGCCTCCGTACTTTTAGTTATAGATGCTTTAGCCACTCTTGCTTTATCTGATTTCTTACTGGCTTTATTCAAACGCTTTAGTTGTTCAGCTTCTTTTTCAGTAATAGTACCTTTTTCTTCTTTGGTTTCAAGTTTACCTACTTTGTCTGCACGTTTACGTGAACCCTTTGAGGCTGCTTCCTGCATTTTAGGAAAAGAGTCCTTACCTTCAGTAATCTTTTCTTTACCACCACGACCATATTCTTGTTCAAATGCAAATTTTTCATCTCCACCTGTACGTGCATCAAGTCTACCTGCAGCTACTTCTGATGTACTTTTCTTTGTGGCAAATCTAAACCCAGTACCCTGTGTTCCTTTTTTACCTGTACGCTTTGCTTTGTCCTCTGCACGTACTTCATCTCTAGCTTTACGTACACCTTTAACTACCTTGTCAGTTCTTTTGTCTACCTTCTTAGCTTTCTGCAGTTTCTTTAATTCTTCTGCTGCCATAGCATTAGCTTCTTTTTTAGACATGCCTTTTTTAGCTGCACGTTTAGCTAATGTTTTTTGCATGTCTTCATCAAATGCTTTTCGGTCTACCGTAGACATATACTCTTTATAACCTTTTTTAGAGAACCTAGTATCTACGGCTGCTTCTCGTTTAACCTTTTGTTGTGCGGTAGTTGTGGCAGCTTTTTTAGTTGCCTTTACAATTTTACCTGCTATTCTTCTAGCTGTCATTTTAATATTCCTTTTACCATTTTACTTTATGTGACCAATACTTTGCACTCAACTTAGTTGTGGGTTTACCTTGTGCATCATGTCTTGCATAATAACTTTTCTTACGAGCTTTGTCTTTAGCGGTCTTAGGACTCTTACCTGCACCACTTACGCCCTGCTGTCCAAAACGGATAAACTTATATTTACCACCCTCTGAGGCCATAACACAATGAGACTTAGTTGGGTGTTTAGGTGTACGCTTGGGTTTGTTTACACCACGTAACCCTTCCTCTTTCATTTTAGTTTTGACTCTCTCAGGGATTGCCATCTGTCCAACCTTCCATACGCATTGCCCACTCTACATGCTCTAAAGTAAATGGTCTACCGTAGTGAGCCTGTACAGCTTCACGTACATAGAATACATCACTGTGGGGAATATGTAAATCTTCAATGTTACCGTCAAGTACGTGTTTGTAAAACTCTTCAAGAACATTGTCTGTATATAGTTTTACTGATTTTTCAGCCATTGTCAAGAACTTTCTGTATTTTAATACAAAAATATTTATTATACCACTCACTTATAGTGTAACATTTAAGTGTATCTTAGTTAAGTATAATTATATTTAGTATATTTAATATTTAAGTGTAATCACTTTAAGTGAGTCTTAGTTTAGTTATATATAGTTTTACACATTTCACGGCTCGTGTCAACCCCTAATAGTAAAAATAAAAATATTGTTCTACTATTTCCACTATTTTCAGAACCATGTTCTGTGTAAACCAGTATATATGTAATGTGGTTAACATCCATTTTTCCTGATCTGTGTAGATATACATACATATATACGCACACCCCCCCACTGCCCCCTGCCTACCCTGCTCATTCACTGCGGAATTGCGTGCATTATGCAATGTCATGGCGTTGGTGACTAGGAATCATCTGACACATTCCACCATTCCCAGAGGAATGTATTTGTATTCAGTGACTTAGTTGTCTACAACAACTGTTATGCAATCAGTTGCCACTATAAATAGTGTAAGAAGGGCTGACCTATCACATCAAGGATGTGTTGCAAAGTCGATGCTCATTTTTACCCTACCCCCTTGGGGTAACTGTCCGATGTCGGACTCTTGGAACAAACAGAGAACAGAGCCTCGCAAGTTTAGCGCACCAACTTCAAAATATATATGAAATATATTTTTGCAGTCACCTGTGAAACGGCAAGCGCAGAGGATCACGGAAAGCAGCAAATTCAACTTATACTATCTTCTTACGTTTTTAGTGATAATATATATCTCACTTTAGGGTGAGAGATATATATTCTCACATAAAAACTGAAGATAGATAAAGGAGGCCAATCATGGCAAAATCAGTTACAGTTAGCAAGTCAACTCAAGAAGGAACTTCTTTGGATAAACTAAAAGCAGAGGGTAAAACCCTAAATGCTATTTGGAAAAGTCGTCAAACAGCACAAAGAAAGCTGTTTACAGCAGATACCAAAGCTGATGGCTTTGATACTAGGCTTGGAAAACTCTTACAAGAGTTGAAAGCTCAGTCACCACTAGATAGTGGTCAAATCAGTAGACAAACTTTGGCAACATATCATGTTGACAAGATAGATCGTAGAAGACGATCTGAAGCTTTGTGGTTCGTTGAAAACGAAGTTGATTGCCGAGATTTCATTAAGAAATCTAAGAAAGGTTACACTTCAC